CGTCTTGAAGAATTGGAACAGTCTTGGGCTGAAAGCGGCAAGGTTCCCGATGCCGTTGCAGCCAATTGGAACAGAAACGAGACTCTAATCTCGCATCTGTGCATTCCACCAGAATACCAAGAGCGTATCATGGAGGAGTGGCGTAAACCGTTTACCGCTAATCGTTCAAAGATTTTGAACTACATGATTAGCAAAGGACTCAAGAACCTCATTTCAGATATAGGAGACTTTTGATGGAAGGCAAGCCAAGTTGGGACGATTACGACCGTGCAGCAAAGAAGGCTCGTAAGAACGCAGGCAACAAAAAGCGACGGGGAAAGAAGAGTTTTGACCGACAGCAATTGCGTGATTGGGTGAATGATATCAACTACAGACGAAAGGAAGATTATGACGACTACCGCAACGAAGACTGATACCATGAAGATCAGCAAGCGAACTCTTGACATTCTCAAGAACTTTTCTGCTATCAATCCCGGACTGTTGGTGAATGTGGGCAATACCATCACCACTCTGTCCACAGGCAAGACCATCGTAGCCGAAGCAAAGGTGGACGAGAAGTTCACCAAGCAGTTCTCTATCTACGATCTGAACAAGTTTCTTGGCACAGTCAGTCTGTTCAAAGACCCTGATTTTTCTTTTGAGCAGAACTACATTGCCATCAAGAACGGCAAGTCAACAGTAAAGTATTACTACTGTGACGAGAAGTTGGTGCACCACACCAGCAAGAAGGTGTCCATGCCCAAGCCTGTTGTGGAATTTGATCTGTCCTCAAAGGATTTCTCTGAACTCCTGAAGGCAGCAGCAGTTCTACAGGTCAAGCACCTGTGTGTTGAACCGTCAAAGGACGGCAAGAGCATTCAGATTGTGGCTCGTGACAAGGAGGATGTGACTTCCAATGATTATTCACTGGTGGTTGCAGACTACGACGGTGGGGCAGAATTTGAGTTTATCATGGATGTGGATAATCTCAAGATCATGTCTGGAGACTACCGTGTGCAGATTTCTGAAAAGGGAATCAGCATGTTCTCCAACAAGAACGAGCCACTAACCTATTGGATTGCAAATCATTCTGATTCCAGTTACTCTGCCTGAAAGGCTTTATGAAAACAAATGAATCCGTGAAGGGGCTATGGGTTGAGCGTTATCGTCCGCAAAGTGTGGACGAGTGCATCTTGCCGCAAGACACGCAGGATGTGTTTACCCAAATGGTGCATCGGAAGGAACCACAGAATCTACTCCTCTCTGGAGGTGCAGGCTGTGGAAAGACTTCAGTTGCCAAGGCTCTGTGCAACGATCTTGGTTGTGATTGGTTGATGATTAACTGTTCGGAGGACGGTAATATTGATACCCTCCGCACCAAGATTCGTCAGTTTGCTTCTACTGTATCTCTTACAGATGGGGCAAAGAAGGTGGTCATCCTTGACGAGTTTGACTATTCCAATGCACAGTCCACTCAACCCGCCCTTCGCGGATTCATTGAAGAGTTTGCAGGTAACTGCCGATTCATCCTGACTTGTAATTTCAAGAACAGGGTGATTGAGCCGTTGCATTCCCGATGCACCTGTATTGATTTCCGAATCCCTAGCAAGGAAAAGCCTAAACTTGCTGTCAAGTTCCTGAAGCGAGCGGAAGACATCCTGAAGCGGGAGGGTATTGAATACGATCAGAAGGTGGTGGCTCAATTGGTCGGAAAGTATTTCCCCGACTTCCGCCGAACCATCAATGAACTTCAGCGGTATTCTGCTTGCGGCAAGATTGATGTGGGTATTCTGAACTCTATTGCCGATGTTCAGGTCAAGGAATTGATGAAGTGCATGAAGGGCAAGGACTTTGCAGGAGTCCGTAAGTGGGTGGTGGAGAACCTTGACAACGACGCAACTCGTTTGTTCAGAACAGTTTACGACTCTCTGTACGAGAATCTTGAAGGCGGTTCCATTCCTCAAGCCATCCTGATTCTTGCAGACTACCAATACAAGGCAGCATTCGCAGCAGACGCAGAGATCAATCTTGCCGCTTGCATGGTTCAACTAATGATGGAGTGCAAGTTTAAGTGAGCCACCAACTAACTGATTATTTGAAAGCCATCAACGAAACCAAAGAGCCGTTGATGGATACACCCGAGTGGGGCAAGACCTCGTATCCCCCGTTCGTGGTTGGGCGGTGTCTGTCGTACTTTCCCGACACCCTGTTCGCTGTGAACGAGATGAATACTCGTGCCCACATTGACCCCAAGATGCACTTTGACTTTCTTCGTGGAGCGGTTCGGAAGCGTAAGCGGTTCTCCAAGTGGCTGAAGCGGGAGAGTGATGAGCGGGTTCAAGCCCTAATTGAATATTACGGGTTCTCTGCCAAGAAGGCTAGGGAGGCTTTGACCGTTCTATCCCCCCAACAGGTGGCTGAAATTGTGGCAGCAGTTTCCAAAGGTGGAAAAGCGTAGAGTAATAAATAGTTCCGTGTCGTAAATTTTATAGAAAGTGTAATAGGCATGGAACAAAATAACGAACGGTATATTGATCTTGAACCCAAAGACCTACTAGAAGTCACAATCGCAAAGCCTGATGACTTCCTGAAGGTTCGTGAAACCCTGACCCGTATCGGGGTATCATCTCGTAAAGAAAAGAAGTTGTGGCAGTCCTGCCATATTCTTCACAAGCGTGGCAAGTATTACATTGTCCACTTCAAGGAAATGTTTGCACTTGATGATCTACCCACCTCTATTGACTCCGAAGACATTGGACGGCGTAACACTATTGCGTGTCTGCTGGAGGAGTGGGGGCTGCTCAAGATCGTGAACAAAGAAAAGATTGTGGACAAGGTTCCGCTAAACAAAATAAAGATTCTCCCACATAAAGAAAAGGGAGAGTGGCAACTGTGTCCTAAATACCACATAGGACGCAGCAAGTCGGGACAGAAGCCCGAAGAGTGAAATGAAAGGTTTATAATGGAAAAAGTGAAAAAATACATAAGTGCTGTTGAAAAGGCAATGGATGGACTACAAAATGTCGTTCCTCCAGACCGTTTAAAGGTAGATACATTTCCAAACAATCTTGATCCAAACATCTTCCTGATTCAAGGAATGTCTGGTGTTAAGTATAGAATCTTTTCAAATAGGTTGTTGTCTTCTGATTGTTTTTCTTCCTATCTTGAAATCGGTTGTTATATGGGTTCTACTGCTGTTTCTGCAATGTATAGAAACACAGACCATATAAAGAACCACTGGCTTATTGATGATTGGTCTGATTTTGGTGGACCAAGAACAGAAATGAGAAACAATTGGAAAAGATTCATACCAAATACAGAGTGCAACTTGTTTGATTGTGATTGTTTTTCTTTTGACCCATCAACAAAAGAAATACAAAATGTAGATGTGTATCTTTACGACGGAAACCATGATGAAGAAGCACACTACAAAGCATTGTCACACTACTACAATTCTCTCTCTGATGTTTTTGTTTTGCTAGTTGATGATTGGTTTTCTTGTGGCAATGGAGGAAAACCAAACAGAACATGTGGAGATAATGTCAGAGACGGAACCATGAACGCTATAAAAGACTTGAATCTAAAAACGCATCTAAAGATTGAAACTCCAGGAAGCGGAGATACAAGTGGTCTTGGAAATCCATATGAGTGGTGGAGTGGCTGTGGAATATTTGTTCTGTCAAAGTAAAGGAAAAGCAAAATGAGCAGACTCGTGATAAAGTTTCCAACCCGTAACCGTCCTGACAAATTCAAGACAGTTTTTACCCGCTATATGACTTTTTTGAGCGGTCGGCATGATGTCAGATTTGTTGTCAGCATGGACACCGACGACACCACCATGAACAATGACGATATGAGAGAGTGGTTTGAGACTCGTAAGCGTAATGCAGACATCAAGTATTGCTACGGCAATTCCAAGACCAAGATTCAAGCCTGCAATGCAGACATGGAAGGCGAAGATGGTGATGTGCTGCTGCTTGCCTCCGATGACATGAATCCACAGCAGATGGGTTATGACGAAATTATTTTTGCAGGATTCCGTCAATGCTTTCCTGATTTCAACGGAGCCATCAAATTTTGGGATGGGTTGCGTCCCAAGGAAGACCCTTTGATGACCTTGTGTGTTATGGGGTTTCCTCTTTATAAACAATTTGGTTACATCTATAATCCAGAGTATCAGTCGGTTTATTGTGATGATGAGCAGACACAAGTTTGTCATCGCCTTGGAAGATTAGCAATTGCTCCAATTTGTATCATGCGTCACGAATGGACGCACGAACCATTTGATACGCTTCATGCTCGCAACGAAAACAAAGACATGTATAGCGTAGACAGCAAGACCTTTGAGGCTCGTAAAGCCAAGAATTTTGATATGGAGGTAATGTTCAATGCCAGTGCCAGCCGATGATATCGTAATAAGCATTCTGATTCTGTCTATTCCCTCACGAACTGAATCTGTTACTGCCCTGATGAAGAAGTTGGAAGGGCAGTTGGGAAATCGTCGCTCTGTAGAGATTCTAGTCCTGACAGACAACAAGTCCCAAAGCATTTCAGAGAAGCGTAATGTGCTGTTGCAGGCTGC